ACTTACATGGAAATCGGTATGTTCCCCAAGGCAATCGTCTCTGGTGGTACTGGCATCTATTACTCTGCTGATAACATCTTTATCATTGGTCGTCAGCAGGAAAAGACTGGCACTGAGGTTGTTGGATACAACTTTATCATCAACGTCGAGAAGTCTCGTTATGTTCGTGAGAAGTCCAAGATTCCTATCGAAGTTACTTTCGAAGGTGGTATCAGTAAGTGGTCTGGTCTGCTTGACATGGCACTTGAGTCAGGTCACGTGGTTAAACCAAACAACGGTTGGTATCAGCGAGTCGGCGAGGAAAAGAAGTATCGTCTGAATGATACATACAACAAGGAATTTTGGTTGCCAGTGTTGACAGACCCGACGTTCGGTGAGTGGATTGAAGGTCGCTATCGCATGGCAGGTGGACAAATGATGGAGAATGACAATGTGGACATTTCTGACGAAGATATTTCGGAAGACTACGAAAACCTGTGAGCATTGCGGGTGCAGCATCGATCCTAAGAAAGATGCTGCACTCTGTCTTCATGGTGAAGAAAATGGTATTCCTTTCGAGACATACATTTGCGAACCATGTTGTGAAAAAATTTGTTATGAATATGACCCAGAATTTGAGGATGTAAACATTGTTGAAGAAGATTGAGACAATAATTCTAAGTAAGATGTTCTCGGACGAGGACTATACTCGCAAGATTATTCCCTTCTTGCGGGATGAATATTTCCATGATAGTGCTGAGCGTAAACTGTTCAGTTACATGAGTGCATTTATTAACAAGTATAATTCTCTCCCAACAATTGAGGCAATTGAGATTGCTGCACAAAATGATACAAGTGTAAACGAAAACGACTTCAAGAACCTCAACGAGAAGTTGACGCAAATGGACTCGGATCTCGAAGTCAATCCTAAGTGGTTGCTCGAGGAGACTGAGAAGTTTTGTAAGGACAAGGCAGTCTATAATGCAATCATGCAGTCGATTCAGATTATCGATGGCAGTGATAAGGCACACTCGCAGGATGGTATCCCTTCCATCCTACAGGAAGCACTAGGGATTTGTTTCGACAATAATGTCGGGCATGATTATATTGACAATTCAGAATCACGATTTGACTTCTATCATCGCGAAGAAAACAAACTGCCATTCGATCTTGAGATGTTCAATAAAATCACAGGTGGTGGTCTGCCGAACAAAACTCTGAATATCGCACTTGCTGGCACTGGTGTTGGTAAGTCTCTGTTCATGTGTCATATGGCATCCGCAGCGTTGGCGCAGGGCAAGAATGTTCTCTATGTCACTCTGGAAATGAGCGAAGAAAAGATTGCTGAACGTATCGATGCGAACATGATGAATGTAAACATCGGTGAGTTAAAGGATCTTTCCCGTTCCATGTTTGACAATCGAATCGAAAAGATCCGAAACAAGACTGAGGGTAAGTTGATCATTAAGGAATATCCAACTGCATCTGCGCACGTTGGACATTTCAAGGCGCTACTAAACGAGTTGATGCTGAAGCGCAACTTTGCTCCAGATATTGTGTTTGTGGATTACCTTAATATCTGCGCATCGAGCAGGTTCAAACCAGGAGCAGGTGTAAACTCTTATACATATGTAAAGGCAATCGCTGAAGAACTTCGTGGGTTCGCAGTTGAGTTTGACCTTCCTGTTGTATCTGCCACTCAAACTACTCGTGGTGGTTATGCTAACAGCGATGTGGAACTTACTGACACCTCGGAATCATTCGGTCTACCTGCAACTGCCGACTTGATGTTTGCTCTAATCTCGACAGAAGAACTCGAGAAGATGGGGCAACTAATGGTCAAGCAATTGAAGAACAGGTATAACGATCCAGGCCTAAATAAAAGGTTCATGGTTGGTATCGATCGTGGTAAGATGCGTCTGTATGACTTAGAAGAATCTGCCCAGAAGGGAATTACGGATTCAGGTCAAGATGATGATATTCCAGTGTTCGAGAAAACTACAATTGGTCAACGTCAACAGAGGGACTTTTCTAAGTTTAACTTTTAATGAATTTTATCGAATCATACCCTAATGCTCTAAGCATCGAAAAGTGTCAGCAAATCTGTGATAGGATAGACGATATTCTTTCTCGTCCAGATCCAGGTTCTGCTTGTATTCTATCCAATGATGCAACCAGAACCGACTGGAATATCTTCACTGGCAGATATGGTTCTTTAAAGTTGCTTGAAGATTCTGTCGTCGATGCAGTCCATGCAGGTTGGAGAAAATACAACAAGCAATATGGCGCTGCTAGTCGAGCATTCCTAGAACTGTTTACTCCTGGATGGAAGTTTCAAAAATCAGAAACTGGCGGAGGATTCCACCAATGGCATACTGAACAAGGTTCGGGAGCAAATAATCGAGGTAGGTTTGGTGTTTGGATGTTATATCTGAACACTGTAGAAGAAGGTGGTAAGACAGAGTTTAAATTCCAAGATCTGGCAGTTAAACCAGAGGCAGGAACTTTGCTTATTTGGCCTGCTGCATATAGTCACGTCCACCGTGCAGCACCCGATCTTGTCGGGAATAAGTATATCGCTACTGGATGGTTTGAGTATCCAGAAAAAGTAGATATTCGATAAAAAACACTTGACTTTTTAAGATAGATATAGTATAACAATAATTGTCCATGGTGCCATAGCTCAGCTGGATAGAGCAAGAGCCTTCTAATCTCTAGGTCGTAGGTTCGAATCCTACTGGCATCACCATTTTTAAGGAACTGAAATGACTGAAGTAAATAATGAAGAACTGAAACTCAAGTTGGTTGTTACAACCTCTCTATGGGCAAACTCTGCAACCGACGATATGCCTCTTTGGAAAACTGTTGGTGCCAAAGAATATATCATTGCTCGATTCGACGAAGAACCAACTCTCGACCAAATTGGTCGGGCATGTGAATCGAAGCGTCATCTAATCGAAACCCATAGTAAGCAGTTCCACGAAACTCTTTCTGGTTGGCAACTGTATCTGGACACGAACATTACTCATAATGAGTATCTGCAGTATAGTCTTACTGAGCAGGTTGAATTTCCTGCCATCGACCTAACCGAAATTGATGCAACTGCGGAACTTCAACAGATCGTTGGATGAACCAATTTACAATAATCCATACTTACTATAACGACCGACCACTTCTCGAAACTCAAATCGAGAGGTGGAAGGTTTACAGCACCCCGATCAAGATTATCCTAATCGACGATGGATCCCAAGAGGTTCCTGCCGAGGATGTCTTGCGGGGTGTTTCATTTCCAGATAACATAGATCTCTCGTTGTATAGAGTCACCAGAGATATTGGATTCAACAGTCACGGTTGCCGCAATCTTGGCGCCATGCTTGCTGAAACTGATTGGTTACTGTTTCTTGACATTGACTACACAATCCAACCTCGCGATCTCCAACGACTACAACGCGAAGAACTCGACCCGAATACATGGTACGAGATTAATGCTCGTTTTAACGGTGCGGGTGACCCATACTTGGCACTCAATCAATTTGTCATTCCAAAGAATCTTTATGTAGAATCTGAAGGATATGATGAATCTTTTGTTCCATTCCATTATGGCGACAGAGAATTTTTATCTATACTCTCCGAAAAATATACGACTGCCAATCTAGACTGGTTGAATCTAACTTGTCGTCGCGGTGGAAGAAAGGCAATCTTAGATGATACTGCTCCAATTCCAGTCTATGACGATGAGAATATGGTATTCTATACTAAAAAATTTGATATAGACAAAATAGAACGAGTTTCTTCTCGTATAAACTTCCCTTGGAAAAAAGTGTTTTAATAAATACTATGGTGATGCCAAACAATTACCAACGGTCTACCCGTAGTAATCACATTCTCTTCGCGAGAAAATATAATACAAGTCGGAGTAATTGTAAGGCATTTTTATTATAAATATGAGAGATACTATTGAACGGGAACACCATGTTATCATTTACCCAATATCTCTCTGAAGAAAAAAAACCTGCTGCTGGGATTCAACATATTGAACACCCGTCGGATAGGTCGTTTGATAATGCTGACGCAGCACGCCATGCTCTGAAGACACTCAAAGGTGTCGCATCAGGCAAAACTCCTCTCACCCGTAAGATAGATGACAAGATGTCATTCCACGCCATCCGTACCCCAGAAGGTAAGGTTGGCGTAAAGTATAAGGGTCCAGGAGCACACTATAATTTCTCCGCATCTGATATTGATAAGCAACATGGTCACAAACCGTATCTTGTTGGTCCACTGAAGGCGCTCCATAAACATCTAGGTAAAGTTCTGCCAACACACGCTGGTGAATATCAGGGTGGATATATGAGTGAACCTTCTGGAAGATCGGAATACTCC